TTCCTAACAAAGCATCCATTGATCTTTCGCTTCCGCCATGCTTTTATTCAAGATTGTTCCTCCAATAGAGGTTATTTCCTGATAGTATTTAGGCATTTCACTTAGATCAAGCAACCCCAATAGTCTATCTTTTAGTGACAGGAAGGTATCCCAACCATCTACACATTTAAAAAGTAAACTACACAACTTACTAATAATACGTTCTGAACTACTCATGATACTCTTATCGATGTAACTTGAACCAAAACAAAGTTGGCGTATCATTCTATCCTTATTTAGGTATCTTCCATTAGTGTCGATATAATGCCCAAGGAAATATATTTGTTCACCTCTGTTGAAGACTTCGGATTTTTCCATACTTATAGTCAGTCCAAAATGTTTCTTGTAAAACAAAGCGATATCATCTATCTTTATTTTACGATCTGTTCCAAAAATGTTGTCATCACCATGGACTGTATATGCCACATTACTCAATGTTGTTCGCGTAGAACTGAGAGTATAGTACTGTATACAAAACATACTTATCATAGATCCTAACAAATTAGTTAACGTACTACCAGAAAGTAATCCTCTTTCTTTATTAAAAACTATCGTCTCCGATTTTGATGAAAGCAATACATTAGCATTTAGATGATAATCAATGATCATATCTACTATACTTTTATCGTCATCATTTAAAATTAAAAAAGATTTCATCCAATCAAGAACCAGCTTAATCATCGTATTACTTATATTCATATCAAACCCCTTTATATCTAAAGAGTATGTATACTTGTATTTTTGACAATTTATGTACCTACGTTTCATGTTAGGCCAAATATTTGCATAGGCATATGGAGTATCTTTGTATTTTTCAAAATGTATGAAAAATCCATTAAAATATTGTCTCTCCAGAGCTTGAATGTAATGCGGCAGTGGATAAAATTGCCTAAACTTCAATTCATTTGAGCGACTTATTTGAGTGCGCCACTGAGTACCGATTAAGCACTGTTCAAAGAATTTCCATTCTTCCTCTTTACTACAGCTTTTGTTTTGCCAAATGATATGGCTAAAATTATTAGCCTTTGGTGTTACATGATCAGGAAAGCTTGAAGATGTACTTTTAGGCATAAAGTTTAATGCATCAGAAAACGATATTTTCCTAAATTTATGTCCCATCAAAGCAGTCTGTCTAGCCATAACGTGGAATGTCCTTTTTACTAGGATATAGTCTAAAAATATGTCATTTTTCTTACTCATGGTTTCAAAAGTTTCAGTTCGATTGCTCTCACATTTAGACTTTATATTCACAGTTTTCAGATAAGCCTCCATCTCATCAGAGTATTGGAACAGTTCGATAAAAACCTTTTCTGTCAAGAAGCGAGCAGTACTTTTAGATATCTGATAACAAACTCGTATTGTATGCTCAACATCCTTAGGCTTGAAGACGCCCATTCCATCAAATATATTTTTATGATAAATCCTGAATTTATGAAAATTGCTAAAGTATCTAATATTTTTAATTTTCTTTTTGTGCTTCATATTTTTAATTTAAGTTAGTAAGATCAACGTATCTCAGCTCGTTGAAATGGATAATTATAATTTTAAAATAAAA